GACCTAAACCTGACTACTAAAGGAACTGGTGCTGTTAAGTTAAATACTGGTGGTGGTGAGCAGTTAAGAGTCAGCAACACCGCCTCTGCTGTGAACTATGTGCAGGTTACTGGTAACGCTACTACAGGGTATCCGCAGTTATCGGCGCAAGGTTCTGATACAAATCCTGGAATTTTGTATACGACAAAAGGTACTGGTGAACATCGTTTCTCAACTGCGTCAAGCGTAACGGCAATCCAGTTCCGTGTTCGTCATATTAACGCCCCTGCAAATTATTGCGCGGTTATTGGCGCTCCTGCTGGATCTACCCCTGAATTTCAAACTCTTGGAACTGACACCAACATCGACCTAGCACTAACACCAAAAGGTACAGGACTGGTTCGCTTTGGTACGCACACAGCAACAGCATTAACAATCTCTGGTTACATTGAGATCAAAGACGCAGGTGGAACAATTCGTAAACTAGCAGTAGTTACTTAATCAAGGAGAAAACATGGCACTCAAAAAATCTGTAATGACTGAGTTTGGTGTAGAGGCGCAGTATTGGAACATCGGAGCCGTACAAGAGGACTTCAAAGGCAAGGGAACTGAGGTGACCTTTTATGGCTACGCATCTGCCGAGGCTCGTGCCGCTGAGAAACAGCCTCTAGCCGCTGGCAAGGTTCAGATCGCTGGTGACGAGTATGTCGCTGGTGCAGACCGTGCCCAACTCTACGCAATCATCAAGCAAAAGCCTGAGTTTGAGGGTGCAGAGGACTGCTAAGTAATTCTGTGCTGCCGCATGAACTGAGCAATTTTCTCATGTTCTTCGGCAGTACCATTATTCTTAATGCGGTTAGCCCTCATAGAGATTATAGCGACATTACCTTTGATGTAGCCTTTTAGTGGGTCTATACGATCAAAGGACGGAGAATCATCTAAGTAGCCTTCTTCATTGAAGTAATTAAGTTCTATCCCAAGGATAGGACAGTGAGTAGGGAAGTCAATATCACCAAACTCAATTGAGAACTCTTTTCCAACACGAAGAGAGTTTGCTTTTTTGGCTTTGAACTTCTCTCTCATGGCGGTATAAATAAAAGACTTACGGTATTCCATGTCTTTCCATTTATTACCCCACTTAGCTTGCATCTTGGCCTCGAATTGTTCGCGCCTCTTTTGACGCTTAATCTCAGTTGCCTTGATGTTATTCTTTTTACATATTTGCTCTACTCTTTGCTTAGAGACTTTGTTATTTAGTTTACTGGCTATTTCAGTATAACCAAAGCCTTGCTTGGCCCAGGTTAATAAATTAGTTCTTTCTTCAGCGGTAAGGACATATTGAAATGGCATAGAGTCTCCTGTGAAACAGCAGATGTTAGCATACTTATAGTTGAATGTCAAGAAATATTTTGGTATAATTAAGAAAATGTCGCCAGAACTACAACAATATTACGATAACAGGTTCGACCTCTTCATCCACCCCGGCTGGAAAGACCTAATCGAAGACCTGCAAGCGATGCTTCAGCAATACGAAGACATCCGTAACTGCGATAAAGACACTATCGAGTTCCGTAAAGGACAAATCGACATCCTAGACTATTTCATTGGACTACGGGAACTGTCGCAACGAACCTATGAGGAACTAAAAGATGGCGAAAAGAATATTTGAATTCCGCTGCGTGAAGGATCACGTCAGTGAAAAATACGTTGATGATTCAGTAACAGTCATACAGTGTCCTCACTGTGGAAATGACGCATCTAGAATCATCAGCACTCCGCACTTTATGTTGGAAGGCTACAGTGGGTCTTTTCCCACCGCCGCTGCCCAATGGGTGCGTAAACGCGAGAGTCACATCAAGTACGAAAGGAAGATGAACTCTTAGAGGGGAACGGGAACGCCCTCACATTTGTAAAATGCTTTCCTAAAATGCTATATGCACGGGAGACAATATGGCTCGTTTTATTGAAGAAGGTAAGGAAGAAGAAACACAAGAAGTTATAACCGACATCGCCGCTGAACCTACTCAAGCAGAATCTGCAGAACCAGTTCAGCAAGAGCAAGTTGAAGATGAAGGCCTCCCTGATAAATATAAGGGTAAGAGTGCCAAAGAAATTGCTCAGATGCACATGGAGGCTGAGAAGTTAATCGGTCGCCAAGGCAGTGAGGTCGGAGAACTTCGTAAAGTTGTGGATGACTTCATCAAAGCCCAAACTTCGACAAAACAGCAACTGCAATCGGAACCTGTAGAAGAAACTGATTTCTTCGCTGATCCGAATAGAGCAGTAGCAAAGGCAATTGAGAATCATCCAAAGATTAAAGAAGCTGAACAGCTTTCCTTTGAGATGAAACAGGCAAAGGCTTTTAATGAACTAAAGGCACGACATCCCGACTTTCAGGAAATCGTTGCTGATCCAGGATTCCAAAATTGGGTTGCTGGTTCAAAGGTTCGTGCAGAGTTGTTTGTTCGTGCTGACAGGTCTTTTGACTATGATGCTGGCGATGAACTTCTTTCCTTATGGAAGGAACGCAAGCAAGTAGCAACACAGACTGTCAACGCAGAGAAACAAGTCAGGAGCCAAGCCGTCAAAGCCGCTACTACTACTGTTCCATCTGGTAGCGATGAAACGCCTTCTAGGAAGGTTTATCGTAGAGCAGACATTATTAAACTCATGCAAACTGACCCTGACCGATACGATATGATGCAAGACGAAATCATGCAGGCATACCGAGAAGGCAGAGTTAGGTAACTAACTTAACATTTTAGAAAAGGAATTTTATCATGCCTTTGGGTACCAATAACATTACACAATCGAATGCCAACACCGCAGGTTTCGTACCTGAGGTATGGTCTGACGAAATCGTTGCCGCTTACAAAAAGAACCTAGTTGCTGCTAATCTGTTCAAGAAAATGAACATGAAAGGCCGCAAGGGTGACGTGGTTCACTTCCCCGTTGCTGGTCGTGGCTCTGCTACTTCCAAGACTGCTTCTTCGCAAGTTACTCTGATTGGCGAGAGCAGCACGGAAAAAACTGTCACCATCGACAAGCACTTTGAGTATAGCCGACTGATCGAAGACTTTGCTGAAGTTCAGGCTCTGTCATCGCTGCGCCGTTTCTATACCGAAGACGCTGGTTACAGCCTTGCTCGTCAGATTGACACCACGCTGGTTCGCCTTGGTCGTGCCGCTAATGGTGCTACCATCGGTACGGATGACTATGCTTCTTCAAGCGCTTCGACCAAAGCCTTTATTGGTTCGGATGGCTCGACTGCATACAACTCCTCGTCTTCTAACGCTGCTGCACTGACCGATGTTGGTATTCGCCGTGCTATTCAGCGTCTGGATGATGCCGATGTTCCGATGGATGGTCGTTTCCTGATCGTTCCTCCATCAAGCCGTAACACCCTGATGGGTATGCAGTTCTGGTTGAGCAGCTTGGTGTTCGTGTGCAGACCCAGTACAAGCAGGAATACCTTGGTACGCTCTTGACCGCTGACACGCTGTATGGTGCTGGTGCTCTGCGTACTGGTGCTTCTGACTCTGCTGCAGTGGCTCTTGCTGTTCCGGCCTAATCGGGATAACTGAGTTGGGGCTGGCTCATAAGGCTGGCCCCATTAACCACTAAAGGAGATTAAGAAATGGCAAACGCAACCGCAGTTACTTCAGTTCGCGGACGTGAACAGTTCCAAGGCCTGTTTAGCGAGATGTGGGAAGTTAAAGCCACCATCAATGCTGACAGCCTTGCAGATGGCGCTGGCGACAGCGATACTATTGCAGTTCCTGGTGTTGCTCTTGGAGACATCGTTATTGGCTTCTCTCTTGGAGTTGACCTTGCTGGTATGACAGCAACTGCTTGGGTATCTGCTGCTAACGTAGTTACTGTACGCTTCCAAAATGAGAGTGGCACTGATCCGCTAAACCTTGCTGAGACAACTATCAAGGTTCTGGTTGGTCGTCCTACTTGGTAATAAAACCTTAACGGTTTTGCCCCTATGGGGCTTTTCTTTAGCATCTTTACTAAGGGTGTTAAAGAAAACTAAAGAGGCCTAATATGATACCTCGTTGCTATCCTTCCACCTATGCCACTGCCAACGGAGAAACCAAAATAGTTGTCAATGTGTTGGCAAGTACTACTGGTTTAAAGAAGTGGATTGATTACATTCCTGTACAGAATCAAGTCTCTGCTCCGGTACCAGCAAATAGTTATGACACCGCGATGCTAGTAGACGTTCTTGCTAGTACTACTGGTAAAGTTGCAGGTCGTGATTACATCAATGTCTATGAAGACGCATCAGCCACCGTTGCTTGGTCTACGAACGCTAATGGCTACATTCCAATTTACTACTAGGTATAATTATGGCACAACAGGCAACAGAAGGCGTTAAGCAAGTCACTGATGTTTTATCGGTGGCTACCGTTATTGGTACACTAGCAGAGGTTCTACCCGCTATTGCTGCTTTATTTACGATTGTGTGGACTTCCTTTAGAATCTACGAAACTGATACTGTACAGAAGTGGCTCGGTAAGAAATGACCAGAAAAGTCTCCGCTGTTACAACTAAGACCACCACCACCAAGGATACTATTCTTACGGTTCCTACCAAGAATACTGGTCTTTGGCAGTTAATGTATATCATTAGTCTTACCGGCAATGACACTCCAAAGGTCTATTGGTATGATGTCTCTACTAACACTGAATACTTCATTGTTGGTGGTAAGAACTTAGGTGCTGGTGATTTTATTAGATTAGATGGAGAGGCAGAGGTAGTTTTACAAGCTGGTGATGAGATTCGTGTGCAAAACTCTAGCACTAACACAGTAACCTACATAGCAACTGTAGAGTTCATGCCTGAAATGACAGTTCAGTTCCAATTCTAAAGGAGAATAGTATGCCAATGGTAGACGGAAAGAAATACCCTTACACCAAGAAGGGTAAACAAGCAGCAGCATCGGACAAGATCCGTAAACTTCGTAAAGAAGGTATGCCTCAGAAGCAGGCAGTTGCTGTTGGCCTAGCAATGACTGGTATGTCTAAGAAGAAAGCTGGTCGTGGACGATGAAACCAGGACTCTACGCTAACATCCAAGCCAAACGCAAGCGCATTAAAGAAGGCTCTGGCGAGAAGATGCGTAAGCCAGGCACTAAAGGTGCTCCTACAGCCAAAGCATTTAGAGAAGCTAAAAAGACTGCGAAGAAATAATGGTCAAAAAAGTCTATCAGAATCCTGAAGGCGGCCTAAATGCTAAAGGTAGAGCATACTTCAAGAATAAAGAAGGCGCTAACCTAAAGCCACCAGTGTCTGCTAAACAGGCATCAAAGTCTCCCAAGGCTGCAGCACGGCGTAAGTCATTCTGTGCTCGTATGGGGGGTATGCCTGGGCCTATGAAGGATTCTAAAGGCAGGCCTACTCGCAAGGCACTGGCATTAAAGAAATGGGACTGTTAAATGGCTAACAAGACTTACCTGCAGATGATTAACGATTTGCTTGTCCGCTTGCGAGAAGCAGAGGTGCCCGCTAATAATGCTAACTCATATTCTTCTTTAGTTGGTAAGTTTATTAACGATGCCAAGAGATATGTTGAAGATGCTTATGATTGGACAGCACTAGAGACAACTAAGACTGTCACTACTAGCAACGGTGTCTATAACTACACCATTACTGGCGCTGGTTTACGATTCCGTACAAAGCGTGTATTAAGCCAAGAAAGTGATTGGTTTCTCTCTATTGAGAATCCAAATGTAATGGAAGACTATCTGCGAAATAACACACAGCAAAGCGGTGCTCCTGATCGATTCTGCTATAAAGGTGCAGACTCCAATGGTGACGGTAAAGTATTATTCTTTCCTGTCCCTAATGGTGTGTACAACATTGACTTTGACTTGATTGTACCACAAAATGAACTGGCTAGTGACTCCACAGTCATCACAGTGCCTGATGTGCCTGTTATTCTTCGTGCCTATGCTATGGCTATTCGTGAACGTGGTGAAGACGGCGGAATCAGCGCATCTGAGGCCTTTGGAATAGCACAGCAGACCCTAGCAGACTATATTGCTATTGAGCAGGGACATAATGGTGCTGGAACTACTTGGGATGCTGTTTAATGGCTGAAGAGTTAGTAACAGCAACAATTTCTGCTCCTGGCTTTGCAGGCCTTAATACACAAGAGTCTTCTATTCAGTTAGACTCTGGCTTTGCATCGCAGGCCTTTAACTGTGTTATCGATAAGTTTGGTCGTATTGGTTCAAGAAAAGGCTGGTCAAAGGTTAATACTACTAACACTGACTTAGGGTCTAATCCTATTCAGTTTATGTTTGAGTTAGTGGATGCTTCTGGTAATCAGTTCCTTAGTGCTGGTAACAATAAACTATTTACTGGTACTACAACATTAACACAGAAGACAGTTAGAAACTCTACCGATAGTGGTGATGTAGCGTACACCATCACTGCCAATCACTGGCAGGCAGCGGCATTGCCTTATGGTGATGGTACTAGCGCATCGCCTCATGCCTTCCTTGTGCAAGCTGGTCACCCAATGTTGGTGTTCCACAAACTGGGCGCTACCTCACACGCACATACTGGTTCTTACGGCTTTCAGCAATTTGGTGATATTGGCACTCTTCCTACAGGCTATTCTACATCTGACTTCAAACCAAACTGTGCACTAGCTGCCTATGGCCGTATTTGGGTAGCAGACATTGTTGGTGATAGACAGACTGTGTATTTTAGTAGGCTTTTAGACGGCTCAGACTTTGATGGTGGCGACAGCGGATCACTGGCATTAAATTCAGTGTTCCCTAATAATGACCAGATTGTTGCACTAGCAGCACACAATGGTTTTTTAATTATCTTTGGTAGCAACAACATTGCTATCTATGCTAATCCTATCGATGTTACTACATTAACATTACAAGAATATATTCCTAATGTTGGTTGCATTGCTAGAGACTCTGTGGTATCAACAGGTACAGATGTTATATTCCTGTCTAACGGCGGTGTTCGTAGTTTAACACGTGTTATACAAGAAAAGTCTTTACCGTTTAGAGACTTGTCTAAGAATGTTCGTGATGAGTTGATGGCGCTGGTGACTAGCGAAACTAAGACAGCTATCAAAGCAGTTTATAATGAAGTAGAGGCTTTTTACTTATTAACTCTACCAACAACAAAGCAAACCTATTGCTTTGATATGCGCGGATTCTTGCCTGATGGCTCCAGCCGGATAACAATCTGGACTAGCATTGAACCTAAGTCACTCTTTGTTACTTCAGCAAAACTAATGTATCTAGGCATGACTGGGTATATTGGTCTGTATGATAATTATTTAGACGATACTGAAACGTATCGAATGATTTATTTTACTAACTATTTTGACTTACAGAAGCCTACAATACAGAAACTATTAAAGAGAGTAAACTGGGTTGTTGTTGGTGGCTCTCAACAAGAGGTAGTGACTAAATACGGATTTGACTATAAAGATGCTTATAGGTCTGTAACAGAAACATTACCAGCAGCGGATATTTCTGAGTATGGTACAGGGGAATACAACATTGCTGAGTATTCTTCTAACCGTATTATTGCAAGGTTTACAGAACAAGTAGGCGGTGCTGGTGTAGTAATACAGTTAGGATTTGAAACGGAAATTAATACTGAAGCAGTGTCAATTCAAAAGATTGATTGTTATGCTAAGTTAGGTAAGATTATTTAGGAGATATAAGTGTCTAATTACATTAAAGCTACTAACTTTGCAACTAAAGATGGACTTTCTACTGGAAATCCATTAAAGGTTGTTAAAGGTACAGAGATTGATGATGAGTTTAATGCTATTGCTGTTGCTGTAGCAACCAAAGCAGACACGGCGTCTCCTACCTTTACTGGTACGCCAGCGGCACCCACTGCATCGGCAGGCACTAATACAACACAGATTGCTACCACAGCGTTTGTTACTACTGCTCTACAGGCAGCATATCCTGTTGGCTCTATCTACATCAATGCTACCAACAGCACCAACCCAGGAACCCTGTTAGGATTCGGCACATGGACCGCCTTTGGTGCTGGTCGTATGATGGTTGGTTTCAATGCCTCTGATACGCTGTTTGATACTGCTGAAGAGACTGGTGGTTCTAAGGATGCTATCGTTGTCAGCCACACCCACACAGCCACTGTAACAGACCCAGGCCATACCCATACGCTATCACCAACAAACAGAGCTGTTTATAACTCCGGTGCTGGAGGCACTGCTGGTTTATCTAATGGTGGAGAACAGTTTACACAATTGACTATGAGTTCGGCAACTACTGGTATTACTGTTGCAAACAGCACTGAAGGTTCATCAGGCACCAATGCTAACCTACCGCCGTACATCACAGTTTATATGTGGAAGCGGACTGCTTGAAGGTACCAGTAGTACAGACAGATCAGTTTATTTTGTACATAGAGGATGTTGATGGTTATTGGTTTATACACTGTGATGTATTAACTAAATGGAATAAAGCAGTAAAGCATAATTTAAAGTTGTGGTTTAAAAGATTGACTGATGAGTGTGGTAAAGAATTGTTTGCTCTTCATACTCCGGAAGATAAGAAACATGAAAAGTTTTTAAAGATTTTTAATTTTTCTTATCTGCATTCTATTAAAGGAAATGATAGTAAAAATTATGATATTTATATCTGGAGATAGTTATGGGTATTGAAGCAGCGGTAATAGCTGGAGGTGCAGGTTTACTTGGCTCTGCTATGGCAGGCAGATCTGCTGAAAGAGCGGCAAGAACATCGGCAGATGCCCAACTGGAAGCAGCACGAATAGCGGCAGAGGAAGCCAGATTTAGGCCAGTAGGTATTACCTCTCGCTTCGGTACTTCTCAGTTTGCTTTTGATGGTGGTAGGTTAACTGGCGCAGGCTACCAAGCCTCACCAGAGGTACAGGCACTGCAGAACAGACTATCTGCATTGTACGGTACAAGCCTAGGGCAGGCAGAGGCGGCTCCAGCGGCGGCAGAGACATTATTTGGCCTCGGTAGACAATATCTAGGTGAGAGTCCTGAAGCCATTAGGCAACAGTATTTTAGAGAACAACAGGCACTACTGGAGCAACCACGTCAGGCAGAGGAACAGCGTCTTGCTGCCTCTGTATTTGGTCGTGGTCGTGCTGGTCTTAATGTAGGTGCCACAGGACAGCCAGAATTGGCTGCTCTTGCCTCTGCTAGGCGCCAGCAGGACCTGCAGTTAGCGGCGCAAGCAGAACAGGCTGCACAGCAGCGTATTGGCTTTGGAACAGGTCTGTTTGGTGCTGGTTACGGACTACAGACACAGGCTTTGGCACCGTTCCAGGCCCAGTTTGGTGTATCACAGTTGCTGGAAGAGGCAGCAAGGCAGCCGTTAGACATCGGTGCTCAGTTGGGCGGTAGAACAGCCGCTTCTGGATCAAATGTTGGTCAAATGTTACTAACTGGTGGTTTAGGAGCAGCACAGACCCAACTACAAGGCGGTTTGGTTGGTCCTACTTTATTTGCTCAAAACATAGCAAATATCGGCCAGCAATATATGCAAGGCCAGCAACAACAATCGCTTTATGATAAGTTATTAGGCTTAACTAGATATAACCCTGCAAACTTTCAAAACGTAGCCTATTAAATAATACACTAGGAACTAATTATGGCAATCCAATCTTTATTTGGTTCTACTTCTAATGTGTTTGGGCCTTCTCCAGCAGAGATTGCTCTTGCTCGACAGAGAGAAGCACAACAAGAACAGTTATTGCGTAATCAAATGATTTCCCAACAAGGACAGGAATTTGGTCCTTTTAGAGGGTTATATCAGGCTGGGCTTCGTTTTGGAGATATTGCCGGACAAGCGGTTAAACAAGGATTGTTTCCTGCTCCTGTTGATCCACAACTACAAGAAGCAGTAGCAGTTCAAACTGTACTATCTAAGTATGCTAATCAGAATCAAACAGACCCTAATATTCTTAACAAGATTGGACAAGAACTAATGTCTATTGCTCCTAATGCGGGGCTTAGGGCATTAACTATTGCACAACAATTTGCAAAAGAATCTCCTTTTGGTAAAATAGATCCTTCAAAGTTTACTTCTGAATCTTTACAGACATATCAAAGAACTAGAAATATATCAGATTTAGTTCCTATTGAAAAAGTTAAGGCACTTGCGCCAGGACAAGAAATTATAAGAGCAGCAGGCGCTCTTGGGTTCGCTATTCCATCAGATGTAACAGCCTTTACTAAAGATCAGTGGGTTGCGATTGATGCTAAAATAAGACAAGATGAAACAAACAGGGCCGCAGCTTCTGCTGCTAAAATGAACTTTGAAGACCCAAGAGGCAAAGTTGAAGCAATAGCACTTATAAATAATCAGTTAAAACCATTTGTTCAACAAATTACAGCACTTGATCAAGCAATTAGTTTACGAAGAAATGATAAATCACCGTTCTCCCAAAGATTATTTGAACA